CGTAACATGTTGTTATACAAGGACTTAGGGGTGGGTGGTGAAATGTCTAGCCCCCCAGCAGACAGACCGGTGTTGCAGCCCGGCAAATTTCGGCACGGGTTTTGATTTTTTGGACACCACCCCATAGGTAGGGAGCAGCAAGCGTGGGTACACGAGGCCCAAAATCGACACCACAGGCGGAGTTAGACCGGCGCGACTCTTGGCGGAGTGGGCCAGATGGTGATTCCCCGGAGGTAGTAAATGCGGACCTTGAGCCCCCGTCTTGGTTGGCTGGCGCGGCGCTGGAAATGTGGCGCGACGTGGGGCCCGACCTATTGGCTGCCGGCATGCTCGCGAAGGTCGATCGGCTCGCGTTTGCGATCCTCTGTCAAGCACAGGCCGACTACCGTGGATCGACTGAGCCGAGGTGGCGGAAAGAATGGGCCTCGATCGTGATTCGCCTTTGCAAGGAGTTCGGCATGACGTGGGCGAGCCGCGGCGCCGTCGTCCAGGCACCCAAGATGGAATCGGAGAAGGACAGGTTTTTTAAGATTGCGGGCTAGGGTCGCACCCAAACGGGCGGCGTTCCGAGCCGCCTTGCCCGCTGAACTAATCGGAGCATCCGGGACTGCTGTGGAAGGGCCGCCACGTGGCGACCGTTCTGAGTTACGATATTCAGAAGACGGCGCGGTTAATTCCGGGCTACGATCCGTTTGCAACCGCGGGCGATGCCTGGTTTGACGAAGACCGTGCGCAGCTTGCGATCGAGTTTTTTCCCGAGTGCCTCAAGCATATCGAGGGCATCCAAGCCGGCCAGCCGTTCGTTCTTGAGCCGTGGCAACAGGCGATCGCCGCCAATCTATTCGGATGGTATCGCAAGGTAAAGGGGCGCGCAGTTCGGCGATACCGCGAATGTCTCATCTTCGTTCCGCGTAAAAACGGCAAGACGCCGCTGGCGGCTGGCGTCGGCATCTACCACCTATTCTGTGATCCCGAGCGTGGCCAACAAAACTATATCGCGGCCAGCACGCGGGAGCAGGCGGGCCTGCTGTTCCGTCATTGCAGCGGGATGATTGAGCAAGAGCCGGAGCTGAGAGAGCGGTGCCGCATTTACGGCGGCAACGCGCCCGGTGGTCAATCGCAGTCAATCGTGATTCAGGGCAAGCGGTCCTTCCTGAAGGTCATAAGCGGCGACGTCAAGGCCGGCAAGCACGGCAAGAACAGCAACCTGGCTGTCGTCGACGAACTACATGAGCAGCCGGACCGCGACTTGACCGATACGCTCCGCACATCGATGGCGTCGGCAAACAAGCCGCAACCGTTGTTGATTTATCTGACCACGAGCGACTTTGAACGCGAGGGCTCCATCTGCAACGAGATCCACGATCGGGCCTGCAAGATCCGTGATGGGATCTTGGACGTACCCTCGTTCCTTCCGGTGATCTACGAGGCCTCGAAGGAAGACGACTGGACCGATCCCGGTGTATGGGCACGATGCAATCCGAATCTCGCCGTGTCGGTGAGCGAGGATTATTTGCGTGACGAGTGCAAGCACGCACAGGACAGTCCCACGTACGAGAACACATTCAAGCGACTTCACTTGAACATTCGCACGGAGCAGGACGTGCGTTGGTTGGCAATGGATCAATGGGAGGCGTGCGGAGGACCAGTAGGTCTTGCGACGTTGCGAGACATGCCCTGTTGGATGGGCCTGGACATGAGCACCACGACTGATGTGACGGCGTTGGTCCAATGCTTCCGTGATGACGACGGCCACTACTGGTTGGTGCCTCACTTCTGGATTCCAGATGACAAGGCACGGGAACGCGAAAACCGCGACCGCGTGCCCTATCTGGCGTGGGCCAATCAAGGGCTCGTCAAACGGACTAACGGAAACGCCGTGGACTACGAGACGGTACGCCATGATATTGTGGAGTTGGCAAAACAATGCAACCTACAAGAGTTAGCGGCTGACCCGTGGAATGCAACGCACATCACCCAAGAGCTGGAGAAAACAGACGGGCTTCCCGTGGTTGAACATCGGCAAGGATACGCCTCGATGAGCGGGCCGATGAAGGAATTTGAGGCGGCCGTATTGGCTGGTCGAGTACACCATGACGGCAACCCGGTCTTGCGGTGGATGATTAGCAACGTAACGGCCGACATGGACCCGGCCGGGAACGTCAAGCCAAACAAGGCCAAGAGCGGCGGGGCCGGGCGGATCGACGGCGCGGTGGCGGCCATCATGGCGGTCGGGCGAGCGGCATGCGGAGACGGTGGAAGTTTCAATGACGATTCAGTGGTGATTGCATGAGCATCCTGTCAGCAATACGAAGAGTGTTCGCATCGGATAAGGCGCCTTCGCCGGATGATGATTTTTGGTATGGCGAAGTGGCAAGCGGAATGTCTGCGTGCGTTCCCATCACAAGCGATCGCGCACTTCGTGTGGCTGGCGTGATGGCATGTGTGCGGGTGCTGTCCGAAACCGTTGCGTCTTTACCTTTGCACGTCAAGCGGCGCAAGAATAACGGAGACGAAGAGAAGGCGCCGGATCATCCTCTTTACCATGTATTGCATAGCAAGTCTGACAAACGCCACACGAGCTTTGAGTGGCGCGAGATGGGAATGAACGCGCTGTGCCTAACTGGCAATTTTGTGTGCCTGATTATTCCCGGTTCGCGTGGCAGCATAAGCCAGCTAATACCGGTGCCTCCATCGTCGGTAAAGATAAGAGAGTTGCTGAACGGTCGTCTTGCCTATGACATTACCATGGCTAGCGGCGTGGTAAAACAGTTTACAGAGGAAGAGGTGCTTCACATTCGAGGCATGTCGCTTGACGGTGCCATTGGGCTAAACCCGATTCAATACGCACGCGACACAATAGGCTTGACGATAGCGGCCGAGGAGCACGGGGCACGGTTTTTCAAGAGTGGTGGGAGAGCGTCAAGTCATCTCCAGTGTGTGGGGCGACCAAATAAAGAAGCGAAAGAATCTCTCTCTAAAAGCATTAGGGAGATGGCGGCGGGTGGTTGCATTGTCACGGATGAAGGATTTGTGTGGAGTCCCCTCCCTATCACCAATGAAGACATGCAGTTTCTTGAAACACGAAAGTTTCAACTGGCCGATATTGCGAGGCTTTATCGCGTTCCGTTACACCTGATTCAAGAGCATGAAAAGACGACAAGTTGGGGGACGGGAATTGAGAGTTTCAATCGCCAGTTCGTCACACACACTATACGTCCATGGTTAGTGCGGTGGGAACAAAGAATCAATGCAGACTTATTTGGAGAAGGCAGTGAATACTTTGCCGAGTTCAACGTTGATGGTCTATTGCGAGGTGATACTTTGCCTCGATACCAGGCCCACGCAATTGGCATCGCCAGTCGGTTTTTGCGCCCAAATGAAGCAAGACGAATCGAGGGCATGAACGCCATCGATGGAGGCGATGAGTTTCCGCCAATCGCAGGGGCGGTCGGTGAAAAAGAGATAAATACAGACGGGGGACCCGGGCAACCCAAGAAAAACGAGGAAGACAATGCTGACTAACCTACAGGCTGTTCGCATGGAGGCTATCGCAAATGGTGTTTGGGCAATGCGCCCAGATCGGTTTCACGCGCTGCTAGCATCGTCAACAAGTAAACCGGATGCAATAGCGGAGCGAGAACTGGAGATCAAGGACGCCAAAGCCGTCACGTCGCGCGTGTCTGGTTCCATTGCGGTTATACCGATACGCGGCATATTGGCTCAACATCCAGAAGATTGGTACGGCGACACCTCGTACGAGGCAATTAGCGCTATGATCGATTCGGTGTCGGAATCATCGTCTATCAGTGGAATAATTCTTGACATAGATTCCCCAGGTGGCATCGTCTATGGCGTTCAAGAAAGCTACGCACGAATCAAGGAGGCAAGTGCCAACAAGTCAATCATTGCCGTTATCAACAGCGAAGCAGCTAGTGCCGCTTATTACTTGGCATCGGCATGTTCAGAAATTGTCATGTCTCCTGGAAGTCAGGCAGGGTCGATCGGGACAGTATGCGTGCATATGGACATATCAAAGGCTCTCGATGACGCTGGAGTGAAAGTCACGTATATCCACGCCGGCCAATACAAAGTCGAGGGCAATATGGCCGAGCCGCTAGGAGATGAAGCTCGGGCGGAACTACAACGCACCGTCGACGATTACTATGCCATGTTTGTGGGAGCTGTCGCAAGCGGTCGTGGCGTGTCTGAAAAGGCAGACTTCGGACAGGGCCGCATGTTCCGAGCCAATGCCGCCATGGAAGCAGGGCTAGCGGATCGAGTGGCAACTCTTGACCAGGTGGCAGAGCAAATGACGGGTCGCCGTCGCGGTAGCGCAGCCGCGCGTGCGGCCCAATTGAGGAAGCGCGAAGTGGAGTTACGGGCGATGGGCCTGTGACCAGTTAAAGTATGGTTGCCGTTTGCGGAGGAATGGCCATGCGAAAGGGATCTACGATATGTCAAGACGTCTGCGACAGTTGCAAGATCGCGCTGCCGCCATTGTGCGCGAACAATCGGCGATCAATGACAAGGCAGCGGAGGAAGACCGACTTGAACTGACTGAGGATGAGCAAACGAAATATGATGCTTTGTCCGAGGAATTCGAGAAGGTCAAAGCGTCAATCGAGCGCGAAAAATCGCTCGCCAGCCGAGAGTCCAGCCTGGAGCCTTCTGGCGATGAGGCCGACGAAACGCCGGCAAGAATCGTGGAAATCCACGACGATGACAATCCATCTGGTCCGTTTTCGACCTTTGGTGAGCAGTTGTCGGCGATCTATAACGCTGCGCGTCCAGGTGGAAGCGTGGACCCGCGTTTGCTGACAGTCCAAGCGGAAGTGTCTGGTGGTTCCGCCATGTCGCCGAGTGACGGCGGCTTTCTGATCCAGCGGGAATTCTCTACCGACATTATGCGACGCACCTACGAACTTGCCGCATTGGCAGGGCGGTGTCGCAGAATCGGTGTTGGAGACAACTTCGATGGAGTCGAGCTGCCGTACATCGCGGAGACTAGCCGGGCAACCGGCAGTCGTCTCGGAGGCGTGCGTGTTTATCGACGAGACGAGGCGGACACGGTGACGGCCAGCAAGCCGACACTGGGTAAATTTGCCATCGACCTTGAGGACTTGATGGGTATTGCTTACGCAACAAATCGGTTGCTGCGTGATGCCTCGGTCATGGATCAACTCTATCGCCAAGTGTTCGCGGAAGAATTCGCGTTTGTGCTTGATGATGAAATTTGTCGAGGCACGGGCGTGGGCCAATGTCTTGGCATCATCGACGCGGACTGTACTGTTGAAACCGCGAAAGAGACTGGTCAGGCGGCGGACACCGTGACCTACAAGAATATCATAAAGATGTGGGGGAACTTGTGGACACGGTCGGCGTTCAACGCGATTTGGTTTATCAACAAGGAAATAGAGGAACAACTCGCCGTCATGACGTTGCCGGTGGGAACCGGTGGCCAGGCGGTTTATTTGCCGCCTGGTGGCGCGTCGGCTGCACCATATGGTCAACTCTACGGCCGTCCCGTCATTCCGATCGAGCAATGTTCAAAACCTGGTGATGTTGGCGATATCATACTGGCCGACATGAGCGAATACCTGCTCATCGACAAGGATGGCTTGCAATCCGATACGTCGATGCACGTCCGGTTCCTCTACGATGAGATGACGTTCCGGTTCAAGATGCGCGTGAACGGCAAGCCGGTATGGCAGTCCGCACTCACCCCTTACAAAGGTAGTAGCGGGAAAACCTACTCGCCATTCGTCACGTTGGCTGAGAGGTAACAAAAGAAACAACGGCGGGATAGGTGTTGAGCACCGACAAGCAGCTTCTCCGGGCTGCTTCCCGCCTTTGTGAAAACAACAACAACAGCAAAGGATGAAAAACAAATGTCACGAATCTGTCTTCCGGAAACTTTCAAGATTGTTGAAGGCATTTCCAATCTTACGGATGGATCGGTAAGAACAGCCGATTATGTCTGTCTGAAAAACTGCCGACGCGCCACGGCCGTCTGCACCATCCTTGGCGGTGCGGCCACCGCAATGGATATAAACCCTTACCAAGCCACCGACGTGGCGGCCAGCGACGAAAAGGTGTTCGCCAACGTCTTGCGGTGGTGGATGAACGCCTCGACGGGCGTGACGGATACACTCGTTGCGCAGACGGCGGCCATCGACGCGAACACGGCGGCGACAGCCGTAAATAAAATGGTAGTCATCCAGATCGATCCAGCGCAACTTGACGTTGCCAACGGATTCGATTGCGTGACCCTAAAAACGGAAGGGGACGAAGCGTCCAATCTGATTTCCGTTTTGTGGTTCCTTGAAACCGATTACGCGCAGGCGACCCCGCCAACCGCGATCACAGACTGACGTTAATGGCCTGACACCGACCGGGCAATGGTGCCCGGTCGGTACATCTTTACCACTCCATTTACACAGGACAACCCTGAACATGGACACAAAACTATTTGGGAGAAACCAACCCGGCGGTCTGTTTACGATCGTCGACCGTGAGTCTTTCCCCACTGGAAACATCTGGTGGGTCGGCTCAACTGTAACGGGAGCGAGCGATGCCGCTGGATACGGGAAAAACCCCGACGCGCCGTTTGCGACGTGGGCCTATGCCGAATCGGTAGCTGCCGCGGGAGATACTATTTTCCTCTTGCCGAATCATGCCGAAACGATTGGCGTCACTGGCGCGGCAGCCATGACGCTCAATCTGGCCGGATTGAATAACATCGGCCTTGGCGGCCGAACGACCAAACCGCAAATTCTTATCGACGGATTCGCGGATACCTTCCTTTCCGTTGCGGCCGCGGATGTGGTTGTGGAAAACATCTGTTTCAGCTCTGGCCATGCTGACGTCGCAAGCGGTGTTGTAATCTCGGCGGCCGGGGTAGAGTTTCGTGGATGCGAGTTCCGCGAAAACACAACGGCCGAAAACTTCCTCGTCACGATCCTGACAACGAATGCAGCAGACAATCTCTTAATCGACCGTTGTATGTTCTACGGCGTGACACAAGCTACCGAGTGCGTTGAGATTGTCGGCGCGTGCAATAATGTCACGATCACGAACAACTACTTCAGTGGTTTGTTCTCGGTATCGGCGATTTCAGCCACCACGGCGGCATGTCTGAATATGCAGATCCACGACAATATGATCTACAACGCGACGGCAGCGGGAAATGACCTCGCGGGTGCTATCGATCTATATGCGGCAAGCACCGGAATGGTAACGGGTAACTTAATTTACTTGGGAGACGACACGGATTGCCTGACCGCGATCGATGCGGGCAACTGCGGTCGTGCAAACAATCAGTCCGCGAACGAATTCGCGCAAGAGGGTGGGGTTGCCGGAACTCGCTCGACCTAACCAATAACAATCCGAGCCCCGCCGTCGTCAATGACGGCGGGGCCTCATTCAATCGGAGATGATCCAAATGGCTTTGCTTACCAAGCAAGACCACGATGCAACGACTATGCTTGCTTCGGCGTCACAAACGGCGACTTCTACCGGAGAATCCTCCGTGCGGCTGCCTGGCATGGTCAATGCGATCGTGTTTATCCTTGACGTTACTGCGGATGAATCAACGGCGGCCGACCTGCTGGACGTCTACGTACAAACCAAACTAGACGGAACCAACTGGACGGACGTTGTCCATTTCACGCAACATGCCGGGAATGCAGGCGCGAAGCGGTACGTAATGAAAATCAGCGCTGGAACAGCGTGCACCGGATTTGAGGTCGGCTCCGCACTCGGTGCCAATGCCGTGCGTGACCTGCTGGGAGATGAATGGCGTGTTCGGTTTACCGTTGTCGACGACAGTAGTTCCGCGAGCTTTACGTTTGGTGTTTATGCGTGCCCAATGTGAGATCAATCATGTACGTAGACCGTGACAATCCGACAACGCCACCATCCGAGGCAGTGGTTTCGACCGCTGACGCAAAGTTGTTTTTGCGCATCGACGATACGACCGAGGATGCCCTTGTTGCGGAACTGGTGCTTGCGGCCACTAAATACGCTCAGCAAGCCATCTCACAGCAGTTTGTGACGGCTACTTACGTGGGGTATTTGAACACGTTCCCCAACGCAGATTTTATCGAGGTGGAGTATCCGCCGCTGCAATCCATTGGATCGGTCCAGTATTACGACACGGCCGGCGAATTGCAAACATTTAGTACCGACGACTACACGGTAGACACGACGCGGCGACCGGGTCGGATCAATCTTGCCTACGGCAAGTCATGGCCGTCGACTTACGGGATTCCCAATGCGGTAGTCATCACATTTACGTGTGGATATGGAGCAGCGACAGCCGTGCCAGAGAATATCGCATTGGCCATCAAAATGCTCATTCATGAGTATCATGAAAATCGGTCGCCCGTGGGGGCCATCCCTTCCCAGGTGTACCGATTATTGTCGACAAGTTCCCACGGTGCCGCATGAACGCTGGCAAACTGAAATCACAAGTCACGATTGAACAGCCGACGCGCGAAGACGTGTACGGCGAGCAGACGTCGAGTTGGTCGACGCTGGCCACGGTGTGGGCCCAAGTGCTGCCCGGCGCAAGCCGCGAGGTATATCGGCAATCGCAAGTGGTGGCGGGCGTTAGCTACGTGGTTCGGATTCGCTATCGGACGGACGTTACTGCCGATATGCGCATCGTTTGGGGACCGAAGACACTTCAGATTGCCGGCCAACCGTTTGAGGAAATGGTTAAGGGTTCGCGACTGTTGAACATCCCATGCACGGAGAGTGATAACGGATGAAAGCCGGCGGCATGATTCTGAGAGGCGACCGAGAGTGCATCGCACAGTTTGCCAGACTCCCGAAGCTGATGGTGAGCGGCAAAGTGTCGCGCATCGCGTTAAATGCCGGCTGTGGCATCCTGAAGCGTGGCGCCATCGCGGTCGCTTCGGCACATGGCGTGAAGGGAGACTACAGCGGAACTGGACTACTTGCCAAGAATATCATAGTGAAGCATCTACCGAAACGACACAGCGACAAGCGCGCGGCGATTGTTGGTGTGCGATCCAAGCGGTTTGCGGTACGGAAGACACAACGT